CATTCCGGATAAGGAGATACTTCGCTATGATGACAAAGGCGAACCGTACTACGTGTACTTTGAAAAGTCAACCGTACAAAAGATAGCGCATCAGTTCTTTAAAAAGAATTTGCAGCATACTACGAACCTTCAGCATGAGATTCCCGTAACAGGTGTTACTGTGGTTGAATCGTGGATAAAGGAAGGTAAGAATGATAAGAGCATCCAACTTGGACTGCCTGACCTGCCCGATGGCACATGGTTCATCGGTACTAAAGTAGATGAAGAACACGTGTGGAATGATGTGAAGGAAGGAAAGATAAAAGGTTACAGCATCGAAGGATTCTTTAATGAGGTGGGTGTAGCCATGAGTGGCGTGAAGAATTACGAGGCGGAACTTGTGCTTGAGTTAGATCAACTATTAGCGAATGTAAATCCATCCAAATGAAAATAAATGCGGTTAAGTTCAAAGACAAAAAGTCTTTTGAAAAAAACAAAACAAAGCCAAACGTCAAAGCAGTGTTTGATGCTTTTGGCATCGTGGTATTTGAAGATGCGGAGCATGTTACGCCCGATGCAGCGAAGGTCTCACAGGTCAATGAAATAGATGCTGGACTAGACAAGATTAGTTCAGGTCTAGCCATTGCCATTTGTAATGACCTCAATGCAGCTGTTGAGTTCCTTACAGTTAAACAGGTCAAGATTGTAGAGACCTTTAAAGACACAAAGACGCTGTTTATTGAGGTTACTGCATTTTCAGTATTCGATGAGTTCTACGAATCACTCATGCGTAGCAAGTTATTCATTAGCATAGAGCCAGATTACATTCAACCATTCGAGGCTAATGCAGAAATGACAGTTCCGCAGCAATGGCATCTCAATTTGTTTCAAGCTCAAGATGTTTGGGGAATGATTAAAAGTGATGCCTATGCTGAAGTTGCAGTATTGGATATTGCGTGTGAAGTTGATCATGAAGATTTGCAAGGCACTATCAGTGACAAGTCTTGGAACTGCGTTTATGATACAGCAGATGTCCGACCAATTAGCGAATATGAAAAGCATGGCACACCTTGCAGCGGATTGATTTGCGCTAAGACGGGCAATGATACGGGAGTTTCCTCAATAGGAAACAACAAACTCAAAGTGCAATTTTTGCACATCGGTATGAATAGCAATAGTGGCGGTGGATTCTTCACATCCGATACGATAGTAACGCGAGCCGTTAATAAGGCCATTGCCAATCCTAACTGTGCTGCGATTAGCATGAGTTGGGGTGGTGGTAATACATACCCAATGTTTGCTAATGCACTCACACTTGCAAAGAATACAGGTCGAAATGGTAAGGGTATTTGCGTATTTGCGTCTAGCGGTAACAACTATTCATCCAGTGTAAACATTAACCCCGCATCATTATCAATGGTGCATGCTGTTGGCGCATCAGCACAAAACAATACACGCGCTGGATTTTCAAATTATGGCACAAAACTTTTTGCAGCAGCTCCGGGCGTGGCTTGCCCAACTGTTGACCGTAGCGGAGCGTCAGGGTACAACGCTACGTCGAATTATACTAACTTCAGTGGAACATCTGCCGCCTGTCCTATTATGGCTGGTTGTGCTGCTACTATTGTACTTGCTAATCCTTCACTGACCGAATCGCAGGTAACTGAAATCATAAAGAATACAGCTAAGAAAAGTGGCGGTTATGTTTATGATGCAACGGGCAAATCACTTGAGTTAGGTTACGGTGTTGTTGATTTATATGCGGCAGTAATCGCAGCAAAAGGTGGAGTAGTTGAGCCACCACCACCACCTGTTAGCTACATCAATTTATTTGGAACTGTATCTTCACCTGCATCGGTGAATCAAGGCACACAAGTGAATGTTATTTATACTGCGCAACTTGACAAAGCAAGTGATAAGGATATAACAACAAACATTGCACTTGAGTTTATTCGCCCTGATGGCATGAAGTCAACATTCTACACGGGTGATGTAACTATCTTGAAAGGTCAACTTTCATTTACAGGTTCAGTGCCTTACGTAGTGCCTAACAACGTCAGCGGTGTAGGTAAGTTTAATCTATACTTGGATACTCAAGGTGCAATAGTTGAAAGCAATGAAGGTGATAACATGGCTACAACAGCAATCACCATCAATGCACCTGTGCCTGTGGGTAATTATGATATGGAAGTAGTATGCACTGGCTATACATGGCTCGCACCTGACCGCGTGCGCATCGGTATTCGTGCAACTAATCGTGGAGCTGCAACTGTGACAAGTTACAAACTCAAGTGGGAGTTCGCAGGTCAAACAGGTACATGGTCTCGCACGGATACACTTGCAACCGGGCAGGGTAGATCAATAGGCAATGTGATGTATCCGCGTGCGGGCACAGTATTTCCGCAGACTTTTAAAGTATCAGTGGTAAGTGTAAATGAGCAACCTGATAATAATCCAACAAATGATGTTGGCAGTGTTGTAGTTCAAGCGATGTGATTATATTAGCGACCTCACTCGTAAGAGTTTGGTTTTGGTAATAGTGTTTAAGGTGTAAAAAAGGGAAGCTAACGAGCCTCCCTTTTTTCTTTCACTAATCTAATTACCACTATCCGAAGATGCACAGTCGGACGTAATCTGCAACAGTTATCTTACTCTGTTTAGCAGCCTTTTGAAGTTGCTTCATTTCCTTTGATGTTAGCCTTGCGCTAATGCGATGTTCGCGAATTTCTTGTTGTTGTGCTTTCATTTTGTGTGCATTTAGTTGCACTGCGAAGATAGTCAAAAAAGTACACTGTAACAAATGCCTGTTTTTTCTATCATACCAAAATTCCAAACATGTCCAATATTAAAGAACAAATCAAATCCGTATTCTCAAAGTACGGCATTGATCCCTCAAGTGTTGGTATCAAGTTCGAGGAGGAAACAACAGCAGAAGCACCGGCAACGGAATTGACTTTTGCAGTTGAAGGCACTTTGAATGATGGTACTAAAATCTACTCAACCGCTAACGAGTGGGTAGTAGGTGTAGATATCTACACTCAAGATGCCGAGGGCAACCCAGTGCCTGTACCTGCTGGAGAATACTTGCTAGAAGATGGCGTGACCAAAGTCGTTGTAGGCGAAGATGGTCTAGTAGCTGAAATTGAGCGCGAAGAGCAATCAACTGAAATGAGCAGCGAAGACCTTGTTGCTGTTATCGGTCAATTGTCTGAGCGTATTGCTGCACTCGAGACTGAAAAGACTGAACTTGCTGCGGCAGTAGAATCTGCAAACAATGAAGTAGCAACTGTGAAGGCTGAACTCGCAAGCGTGAAGAAAGCCCCTGCTGTTGCATCGGTTAAATCTCAAGAATTCAAAAAGAATGCGCAGCCTGTTGTTGCTACGAATGGTTCAACATTCAGCGACTTCATGGAATCACTGCGTGCTAAACAAAGTAATTAATTCACCTCATATAAAAAGTAAATAATTATGCCAACAACTTTATCACTCACCACCACCTATGCAGGTGAATTAGCTGGTGAAATCTGCAAGAAGGCTTTGGTATCTAACGTATCAACTCAATACGTTACCATGAAGCCAAACGTGCCATACAAATCAGTAGCACGTAAAATCAATGATGATGTAACTTTTGCTGCGGGCACTTGTGACTTTACCCCAACAGGTACTATCACTTTGACCGAGCGCGTATTGACCTTGGAAGAGTTCCAAGTTCAGCGCCAAATCTGTAAAAAAGATTTCTTCACAGATTGGTCAGCTGCTGATGTAATGTCAGGCCGCGTGAATACCCAAATCCAAGATGCTATCATCGAGCGTTTGGTTAGCGGTATCGCTGCCAAAAACGAAACTGTAATGTGGCAGGGTGTTAACGCTACTGTTGGCGAATACGATGGATTTCAAACATTGATCGCTGCAAGTGCTGCAACTCACACAACCGCTGCGGGTGCTATCGACGAGACTAACGTAATCGATATCATTTGGGCAGTAATCGCTGACGCTACAAATGGCGTTAAGTCATCTGCTGAGAAGCCACGTTTGTACTTCAACCAAAAGACTTGGGAATACTACATGAAGGCGCAAATCGATGCCGGTAATGGTTGGTATTTGACAGGTGGCCCTGAAGTATCAAAGCGTTTCGTAGGTATGTACGAGATTGCAGTATGCCCAGGCATGTCTGATGACTTCATCGTGTTTGCTCAACCATCAAACTTGATGCTTGGCACATGGCAAGAAAACCAAATGAACGAAGTGTTCATCTTGGATATGCAGAATCTTGACGGTTCACAGAACGTTCGCTACGGTGCTCGTTTCTACCTCGGAGCGCAAATCTGCGTTGCTGAAGACATCGTTTACTACGATAACAAATAATAATTAATCAAGGGGGTGTAACAGCCCCCTTTTAAAACTATACATAGTTATGGCATGTGATTTAACCACAGGTTTTACCCTTGGATGCTTGGAAGGTATCGGAGGTGTTAAAGAGATTTTGATTGCTAACTACGATGACTTTACAACAGGTATCACTTACGGTGGCCCTGATGGCGAAGTTGACGGCTTGCCTACTGCTACTATCTACCGTTACGTTCCTTTCCGCAATTCCGGTTCTTATATTGAAACAGTCAACAAGAATCTTGAGACTGGCACTTTGTATTTCTCTCAGGAAGTTCAATGGACTTTCGGTAAATTGAATCAGGAAATGCGTAACGAATTCTTGAATGTAGCTAAGGCAAAGATGATTGTTTTCGTTCGCACGAATGATGACCAAATCTTGTTGGTTGGTGCAGGTGCAGGTGCTGACCTTACAGCGGGTACTGTTCAATCAGGTGCGCAGAAGGCTGACCTTATGGGATATCAAGTGACTGCAACAGCTGAAGAACTTACTCCAGCTGTTCACCTTGAGCCATTCACTTCAGTACCTTTCGACAACTTCGCAGGTATCACTGTATCTCCTGCTTACTAATAGGGCTTCGTTCCTTGTTGTTTTGTGTATATATATGAAGGGGGTGGTTACTTGTAGCTGCCCCCTTTTTAATTAAAAAGACATGATATACTTAAACGTCAATCAAGCAAATCAGACTATCTATCTTTCGCTAGATGAGGCGCGACAGTATTACAGCACAGCATTCACCAACTACCTTTTCATTCTCACACACGAAGAGAATAGCACCACTGGTAATAAGCTAGCACAGGTGGCGGTGATTGCAAATGAGAATGTGCGCATTACACAGTTGACAGTTACAACTGTTGGCCTTACATTAGCGGGCAGATATCGCTACGAAGTGTACGGGCAAAACTCAGCAGTCAATACTAACCCAACCAATGCCGCTGTTGTTGGCATTGTGGAGCGTGGTTACGTTGTGCTGCAAGATAACACTCAATGGTTCGATGTGCCGACCGATACCATTCCAAATGATATAATCTATGAACCATAACGAAAGCAATATTGTATCGCTTAAGCTATCAGAATACGTAGCAAAGAGCGATGCTGAAAAAGTAGACAGGAAGGGATGGATTAACTACGGTGACCAAAACGACTTCCCGCAGTACTTGCGTGACTTGTCGCATGAATCGCCCGTTCACGGTAGTTTGGTTGTTGCCATCGGTGACATGATAGCCGGGAAGGGTATTAAGTCTGACCAATACCAAGCGGAACTTGACGCACTGAATGTAAATACTTTGACGTATGCTTGTGCGCATGACCTTAAGTTGTTCGGTGGTTTCTTCATTGAAGTTATTTGGTCAAACGATCGTAGTGTAATTAGCAAGCTTACAGCCATTCCATTTGAAGAATGCCGCATAGCTATCAACCAAGAGGACGAAAGCGAAATAGGTATTTACCACAGCTACGACTGGAGCAACACAAGGAAGAAAAAGAATACCCCTGAGTTTATACCGAAGTACAATTATTTGACACGTGAGCAAGAGCCACGACAAATCTATTGGTGCTTCACATACACAGGCAGCGATACTTACCCACGCCCTGATTACTGGTCTGCTATCAACTATATTGAATTAGATAAGCAGATTTCAATCTTCCATATCAACCAAATTTCAAACGGTCTTTTCCCATCCACCATTATCAACTTCTACAATGGCCAAGCAACGCCTGAGCAGAAGCAGCAGATGATGTTGGATTGGGAAAACAAAATGAGTGGTGCACGTAATGCGGGAAAGGTTGTGATGTTCTTTAACGAGCGTGACCAACCCAAGACTGAGATTACTCCATTCCCTGTGAATGATGCGGACAAGCAGTATCAACTTATGGATACTACCGCACAGCAGAAGATTATCACAGCGCACCGTGTTACTACGCCATTGCTATTTGGTATCAGAGAGACATCAGGATTCGGTAGTAATAAGGATGAAATGGCAACAGGTCTTGAGATATTCAACAAACAGGTCATTCAACCTTATCAAGAAAAGATTAATTCAAGTATTGAAGAACTCCTAAGCCCTCAAATGCCGGGAGTAACTTTTGAGATTGTGCCAAATACCCCTCTAGTAGCAGAGCAGACTTCGGTTGTAACCGATGCGACAGCAACAGGCACTACAACTGATGTCGCTGCTACTGCCTTGAACGGTGCGCAGATTAGTTCACTCATTGACATCGTAATGCAAAGTAGCGCAGGTGCTGTGCCTGTGAGCAGTGCAAAGGCAATTGTGGGGGCAGCGTTCCCAACATTACCTCCCGCTGTGGTGGATGCAATCTTTGCAGATGTTATAGCAGGTTCATTGCAACCGCAAGAAGTCATCATGAGTGACGAAAAAAAAAAAGATGATAGCACAGTAGGTGATGCGCTAATAGCACTAGGTGAGGATGCGTCCGAAGATTGGTTACTGATTGATGCGTACAATGCTGATGAAGAAATAGAGCATGAATTCGCAGTGCGCACAGGTGCGGCACGTCCAGCTGCAAAGAGTGAGCAGGATGCAATTATAGACGGTAAATACTTTATCACACGCTACGTATATGCAGGTAGCTTTGCCCACGAGAATATGCGTCCATTCTGTAAGAAAATGATTGAAGCGGGTAAGCTATACCGCAAAGAAGATATTGTGTCAATGGAGAATGTAGCAGTAAATCCCGGATGGGGGCCTGAAGGCGCAGACACTTACGATGTTTGGTTTTATAAGGGCGGTGGTAACTGCAAACACTTTTGGGAAAAGCGAGTATATGTAGATGCCAAGGGTGCGAAGATTAATCCTAATGATCCTGATGCAAAAAGAATAGCAGTTAGTATGGCTGAACGCATGGGGTATAAGGTGCGTAATAACTCACTTGTGGCTAAACTTCCTGAAGACATGCCTTACAACGGCTTCCTTCCAACTAATCCAGTTTACGGTAATCAATAATCACAACTATGGCAGAAGTACTTTTAATATCAGAGAACTATATAAAGAAATACACCACAGTCAACGGGAGTGTTGACCCGAATATTATTTATCCGTCGGTGTATTTGGCGCAGGATAAGTGGATACTTCCATTCTTGGGAACTGACTTGATGAACAAGATAAAAACGGATGTGGCGGCAGGTACAATTAGCGGCAATTATGAGACATTGCTAGAGGATTACATCCAACGTGCGCTGCTCTGGTGGGTGATGGTTGACCTCACGCCAAACCTTTGCTATCGTATGGACAATGGTACTATTGTGCAGCGTCAATCAGAGGACACTGTGCCCATCTCCGATGTAGTTATGAAGGATATGATTGACCGAGCACGTCAAAATGCGGAGCACTACACCACTTTGCTAGTCGATTACTTGTGTGCGAATGCTTCACTGTTTCCTGAATACCAAACAGCGCAGTGGCCTGACCGTAGCGCACGTACTGACGTGACCAACACGCTGAATTATCAGTTTAGTTCCGGCAATACAGCAACATCCTTTCGCCCTACCTACTCACGCAACATCATTAACAGGATACCATGAGTGAAAAGAAGACACTGAAACAAGAATACACCGAGCGTTTACGTAAGTATGAGCGTGAACTTTCACTAAAACTGCGAAGCAATGGCAACAAAGAAGCCGATAAAACCAAAAAGTAATACTGCATTAAAGGCTGCATTGTACAAGATGCAGCTATTCGATGGGCTGTGGAGTATTCCGCTAGCCTTTGCCGTGTTTATTATGGCAGGTGGTGTTAGTGTGCATTACTTCAATGACGCGATAATAAGCACGGAGTATATGCAATACGTAGCACTAGCCGCTGTGATTATGGTTATCGCAAACTTTGTGATATTCTTAGGCATCAGATTCAACTTTCGTGAACTACAAAGGCAAGTGTATAGCAAGGAGATGAAGCAAGATTTCCGCAACTCACTTACCACATGGCAAAAGCTACTGCTATATTTTGGGGCTTACTTTTTCTTCTTTGCTTCCTTCCTGATTATCGTTTACATGCTGATGACGGCTACTGCGTAAGGGTAACGGCTGAAAGCTTTGTAGGGGTAAAAGAAAAGGGAGGCAACAATCAGAATTTTAACAACGCTGAACTGCGTGGGCTAATGGCTGCGCAAGGGTGGAAGCCCGGCTATGCGTGGTGCAGTTTCTTTGTCATGGCTATGCTGCATGAATGTGGTATTCCAAACACCATTACAGGTTGGTCGCCTACTGCGTACAATCGCAAGGATGTAGTATTTGATGGTGGTAAGTTTCTCAAGTCGTACAAGGATGGTGATGTATTAGTGATGACCCTTTCTTATGGATCACTAAAAAACCGTTTCAAGGGCATTGGTCACACGGGCATAGTTGACAAGATTGGCAAGTACTCAGTGCGCACCATTGAGGGCAACACCAACGAACAGGGCATGCGTGATTCGCGCACACGTGACGGGGTGTACTACAAGATTCGACCACTTTCTAAAAACCTACATATTACACGATGGAAAAAGCAAGGATAAATCCGATGCTCATTTATGCGCTGGGCATACTTGCCACAGGTGCAGTTATCATTCTAATGTTTCGCGGTTGCAATCGACCACATCCAACACCGGCAGTGGATAGACTGCGCACGCTGAATGATTCATTATATCAGGTTATACAATCAAACAACAGCAAGACCGATTCACTATTTGCCAAAATAGACAGCATCAAAGCGTGGGGAGATACCATTATCCAGCGTCAAGAGATTACTAATAAATACTACACAAATGAGACTTACACTATCCTTAATTCTACTCCTACTGCTGCAACTAAGCAGTTCCGCGCAACGCTCAAAAAGTCGGACAGCCTCCTTAAATCCGGATTTTACACCCGAACTTACAACTTACGACATGCAGCTTTTCAATCTGAATTACAATAGCATGATGTATTGGTATGATACGGCGCATGAGATTGATTCATTGTATCAGATGGAGAAGTTGAAGGTGCATTACTACGCTAAGATTACAGGCATACAGGCCAACAGTTATGAAACACTTGCTACTATATATGAGAATAAGCAAGCAATTGAAAAGGCAATCGGAGTAGAAAAAGAGATGCAGATAAAAGACCTTAAGAAGCGTAATAAACGGTTGATAATTCACAACATCGGGTTATCAGTAGGGCTAACTGCACTAGCTGTTTCATCATTTTATTTAATCGTCTTATGATTAACGTAGAACCAAAAGATGTAATAACAATCGTAGCCGGTGCGGTATCGCTATCAGGTCTGTATTATGCACTCAAAAGGAACGTAGATAAATTAAACATCACAGTGCGCACTATGGACACGCATCATAAAAGGGAAATCAGCGCAATTCATCATCGCATTGATGAGATAAAGAATGACACCAAGGACACCATCAACAAACTAGATGGAAAGATTGATGCCATTCAGCAACAGAATGCGGTTATTGCGGCGAGCCTTGCGGAACTTACTGGCTATATAAAAGCTAAACAGTAATGCAAAAAAACCATGTTGAGATTTATAAAGAGATTTGGAATGGCGAAGGCATGTTATCGGAAAGGGTGCGCGGCGCAATGGCAAAGCATGGCATTACGCTGCAATACAAAAGCTTTCTGCGCATGTATCAACAATGGCGCAATGACAATGTAGGTTATGAAAAACAACTGCCGCAAAAGCCATTAAACGGGCATCTATCCAAACTTGAGACTAAGCTATCAGACTTTAGTCAGATGCTCGATGAGTTAGTGCCACAGGCGAGCAATCCACTAGACTTGCCCCCATCACAGGAATCAAACTACCAACCGTACAAGTTACCGACCAACCATAACGACATCTTGCTATTGTCGGATATACATGTGCCTTATCACAATATCCAAGCGTTGACGCTGGCACTGAAGTATGGGATGGAGAATGAAGTTAATACTATTCTGTTGAATGGAGATATTATAGACTTCTACGCCATCAGTCGATTTGAGAAAGACCCACGCAAAAGAAACTTTGGTCACGAGGTATTGATGACGCGGCAATTTTTACAGACCGTCCGCAAACTATTCCCAAAGGCAGCGATCTATTACAAGTGTGGCAATCACGATGTGCGCTATGACCACTACATTATGCGCAATGCTCCCGACCTTTTGGGTATGGATGAGTTTAGCTTTGAATCACTCATGCATCTTGACAAGTTGGATATTACGTTCATACCGGATAAGCAAGTAATCCACGCGGGTAACTTGACAATACTACACGGGCATGAACTAGGTGCATCGGTGTTTAGTCCTGTGAACATCGCACGTGGTCTATTCTTACGTGCCAAGGCTAACGCATTGTGCGGACATCATCACCAGGCAAGTGAGCACACTGAGCCTAACATCAATGGCAAGCTAACAACATGCTGGAGTGTAGCGTGTCTGTGCGAGCTGCATCCTGATTATATGCCCATTAACAAACATCACCACGGCTTCGCGCATATCAAGGTGATGGATACTGGAGATTTTGAAGTGAGTAATTATCGCATTGTAAATGGCAAAATTAGATAATGAAAAAGCCCCCACCGTTGTGAGGGCTGATTCAATCAATAACGCAATAAACAATGTGTAACAAACACACTACAAATATATATATATATATATGAGAGGCAAGCCACATCCAAAAGTTATTCATCGCAAATTAGGGCGTGAACGTGCGGATGGTTTGTACTGTGATAATGTGATAGAGATTGACCCTACACTTCCACCCATGCGCTATCTCATTGTCCTTGTGCATGAGTATCTGCATCACATTCAGCCGGAATGGAGTGAGGAGAAGGTAGATGCGGAGGGTGAGGCACTGGGCAGGTTTCTTTGGAAGCATGGCTATCGCAAGGTGCAGCAATAATCAAAACTTATCTGCTATCCCGGCATCGAGTAACTCACTAGCCAACCATTCGCGAATCTTACCTACAAACTCATACTGCTCTTCGGTAAGGTCTTGATACTTTTCAAGGCTGCGCAGATGCTGCCTGAAGTCATCAATCATGTCAAAGTATTTCATGCCATTGATAGCGCAATCAAATGCGTGCTGGTCGTCGTGTAGATCAAAGGTTAGTGTTGCTGTCATTTATTTTTTTTAATGTTTTTTTTGTTTTATCACTAACTTTTTTTTTATTACTGCTACACATATACCACCTTATAGAATTAATACTAACTTTTATATTTTTTTCAGTTAGCTGTTTCAAAATTTCTTTTGGCTTTAATCCTTGCTCTTTAAAAGCGGCTACTTGGTTTTTAATTGTGTTTTTCATAATTAATTTTTTTTTATTTTGTATTATTAAAAGAATTGAGTTTTAAAATTTCATTTTTAACATAGTGGCTTGTATGTTTTTCCTGTTGCAGGATTATATATTACTGTTGTTCCAGTGCCTTCTTTGCATTGCGGTCCTTTAATTTGCTCACGTTCCACATTTAGTAATTCAGACATGGCACGAATAAAATCCCTACCCTTGTTGGTGTGAACATCAAACAAACTTGGTTCATGTTCTTCGACAACTCGCATTGCCTTTTGTAGTAATGTTAATTCGGTCATGACTTACTTGTATGTTTCGTTGTAGTATTTAATGAAATCCTTTGTGAAATATCCCCGTGCATCATCACCATGTTCATATTCATGCGCTGTGATAAAAGCGTTCAACATCTGCTCCTTCTCCAATGCTTTGGCGTGCATTTTAAATTCGCTAATTGTGATTGAGTCCAATGCACCTGAATGATAACGGGTGCGTAGTTCATGGACCAACCAATCTACTGCTGTCTCTTTACTCATTCGCTTTTCGTTTTTGGATTATTCAATTTTAGTATTTCATTCTTCACATGGTGGTAGTATGCCTTGACTGAGTAGAACTCACCTGTGCCTTCGAAGTCTTGCATGATTTCACTAGGTGCGTTTACCAGTGCTTCATCTACGCAATGCAGTGCAGCGTTAACTGATTTGATATGCACCTCAGCTAGGTTGCCTTCCTGCTTGCCATTCTCGATGATGTCAAAATAGTTCGAGTACAGTTGCCATGCTTTGTCTTTTGGTTTCATAAAAAAATTATAAATCAATTTTTATTTGTGGAGTAGTTACTTTTACGCTTGACTCTTTATAGTTAATGCTATTGTTTTCATATAAAACTATATTTTCAATTAAATCTCCAATCTTTGCGTCTAGTCTTTTATTTGGCCCTTCATGCCAGTAAATTATTTGGCTGCCTTGCTCAAGTGTGTATGTAATTATGTTTTTTGAAAATGGGCCGTCATATGGTGCGCTTATATTAGTTACAACATATAAGCTTGGCTTTTTTATTTCGGACAAGTTATGGCTATCTATTTGCTTTTCTGTTTCTTGCTTTACAAATGTGCCGTTAATCATAGAACCTTTTCTATTTTTAATTTCTTGATAAGCCCCGTTTATACATTCTTCAATGCTTGTATTAGTCATATAAGCCATATTAGTAAGCACAATAACAATATCGCCTATTGCGTCTTTGTATTCATCATAGTCATCTTTTAGTATGCTTCTAGATAGTTCGCCTATTTCTTCATTTAGTTTAAGGAATTGAGTTTTTACATTTCCTTTTTCATATAGGCCGCGCTCAGTAGCCCATTCCCGGATTGGAGCAAATTCATTTTTTAAATTCATAATTAATTTTTTTTATTTTATTACGTTAACTTTTATTCTTTGTTCGCAGATGTAATTATTTATTACAAAGTCATCCGCCAAAAAATTTGAAATGGATGGCTTATTTTTTAATCTTGGTAGCTTGTGCTTTTTATTTGATATGTAAAGTTTTACGGCTTCAATATGCTCCTCGTATAGATGAGCGCTAGCTGCATTAATAATTACACAACCGCTTTTTAAATTTAGCTCTTTAGAAAAGCTTTCTAAAATGCCGGCATACATAATCATATCATAAGGAAGCCCAACAAATAAATCCAAAGACCTCATGGAAACAATAAGATCTACCCGCTTGCCTGAAATAACAAATTGAAAGCTGTAATGGCAAGGGGGCAGCTTCATCTTATCTATATCAGATGGATTCCACATTGAGCATAATAATCTGCGACTAGCCGGATTTATTTTTGCCTCTTGTATTATTTGCTGCAGTTGATTAATGCCGTTAAAGTTTATAAGCTGATGGCCATATACCGGCCCTAAATCGCCATTTTCATCACTCCATTGATCCCATATTTTTACACCGCGCTCATTTAACCATTTTGTATTTGTTAAACCTTTTAACATCCACTCGGCTTCTATTAAAGCACTTTTAAAAAAAACTTTTTTACCGGTTACTACCGGAAAACCATTTGATAAATTAGCTTGAACCTGTTGCCCTGTTAATTGCAATGTTAATCCATTGCGCCCCTGAACTTTTACGCCTTTAGATAAGCACTTGCTTAAAATTTTGCAATACTTTTTTTCGTATATGTTCATAGTTTTTTATTTAAAAAATCATTTAAAGATGCGACGTAAGCAACAAGATCAAGTAAGTTATCTTCTTTATGGCAGTTTGATTGCCGCGCTAATTTTAAGGCTATTAAAACATAATAAGCATCTTCTATTGTAATTGGTTTATTAGATATTTCGGACGCTATTAAGGCTGTTTTTTTCATGCACATATGAAAATCTCCATATTGTCTTTGCTTTTCTTCAGCCCTTAAAAATACAATTTCGTTTGCTTTTTCTAATATGTTCATAATTTAATAGTATTAAGATATTCACGCCACATTGGTACACGCTCCTGAAGCTTCGCGATTGCGTCAGCATCAAACTCCACAACCTTTTCATGGATGCGGTCCTGCACTGGTATATCATACACCCACTCGCTAAGGTCGGTTTCTAGATTCGCATCAGGGTAATCGTTTAGAAATTGCTTCATATCGTAAATCATTGCACGCTCGATGTTCTTTGCTTTCTTTACAAAGGTAGGGTCACTCTGTGCATCGATGAGATTCATGCGGCGTGCAAGGCGATACTTTTCATCGTTAATCATTTGCAGCGGTGCATTGACTAACACAAAGCAGAATGTAGCGATAGGCGCACCTGTGAGCCACATGTAGGCTTGGCCTTGCCAATAGTAATCCTTACTCAAGTCATTCACCTTTGCATCAATAAAGGTGTGGATGTCCCATGAAGATTTGATATCCGGCACATTTACAACTAGGTCGGTCTCATCGTCTTTGATTAGCAAATCGGGAGTGCCCTTCACAAAGTCATTTGCAAATAACTCTGCATTCTTGAATACAATTGCCTTGCGCTCTCTACGCCACATGTCTATTGCATCATTCTCAACTGCTAGACCTTTCTCAATAAACTTGTTGCTAATCTCTTTATAGCGCTTGTATCGCTGTTGCACATAGATTTCAAGAAGTGCGCTCTTAGTTGTTTCGCTTAAACCTGTTTTGGTGCGTGCATCGGTCATTAGCTTACCCAGCTGCGATGCTCTAAATAGTACTTGTTCCATTTGTTATTGTTATTGATTTGAGTGCTAATGTAGCAACTGTTCGGAAATTCCGAACAACTGCCACATCTTTTAACATTTATACTCCTTCACTGAATTGACGTAATTCGTTACCGCGATCAATAATAAAGTTACGGCGATTCATTAGTTCATCATGAACCTGTGCAAGTATCTCGCTGCTGCAAGCTTTCTGAATGCGTGTGCAATCCACTAGCGTCTCAGCATTATTGATTAGTTCGCGCACATAGGCTACATCCTTATCCATGCCTTGTGGTAGCTTACCTTTCAAGTTGAATGCCTTGTAAACATCAAAGTTTTTGCGATTAAGGTCACGGCCAAACAACTTGCCTAGGGATAGGGCTGCATTCTTGATGCACTCAGTTTTGAGTTTAGGAAAAGCAAGGTCTAATGCATTCGGCTTTTTGTTGTCTGCATTCAGTGCCCAGCGGTTGCGCTCGATGTTGTCAAGGTTCTGCGGTGCGCGGTCAACCATGATGACAATTGAAGCTGCACCACTACGACGCAACTCATATCCGCTAATCGGATGGATAACTACCAGGTCAATGCTGCCCACAACTTCATTAGCCATGCGTTCCCATTTGAAATTCTCAGTGCGCCAATGGCCAAAGAACATTTCATCCAATGTAGTCTCAACGTGTGAGATGACTAGCGTCTGTGCTTTGAGGTCTGGTGTCTTTTCAATCCCGGCAACATCGGGTGTGCCGTTAAGCATCTGCTGAAACTTTTGCAATGCTTCGAGGTTGTCTTTGTGAAATGAATTGTTCATACTGTTATTGATTTATAAGATTGTTACTGAGTTTACGCTATAAAGATAAACTTTAATAGCGCATGAGGCAATCATTTAACTCTTGACAATAGTTAAGAATTGCAAAAAAGATTGCTGCGTAAACGAGGTACTTGATGACTTTGCTTGCTTTCATTGTTTTGAGATTTAAAGGTGAATGCGCGTTACAGTCGCGCCCCTGTTTTGATTATTTAATTATTGCTATCACTGTTCTTTTTACTCCGTATTCTTTTACAGAATAACCGATTTGGACATTTTCAAAATTGAATGAGTATGATTTACCTACTTTCCAAATAGTGGCAAATGGCATGTTAGTAGCTTTAATTACTAATTGTGCTTTTGCGATTGTTTCTGTTACTGTGTTCATGATGTTGTTGTTGTTTTTGTTATTGATGGCACAAGTATACGGTGCAAATCTTTGCACTACCAAATTTTTAACAAATTTTAACAAATCGGTTATTGAGAATCAGCAACTTACGCCCACGAATAGCTGCCGTAGTTCGGGAATAGTTCGAAATACATGCGCATCATAATGGCATCGGCGTAGTCTGGAGACTTGCCATGCATGCGTGCGATTTCCTCCTTACTGATCACGGCCAACTTTCCATCCGCTTCAGGTTGCCGCCTGCGTATCATGTCCAATTCTTGCACGATTACATCCCGGAATGAGTTAACTTTAAAGATGACCTTGTTCTGCTCTATTAATTCTGCAAGCTTGAAATAGCACTCAGCCTTTTGATTTGTGTATCTATCCGCTTGCTTAGCACGCCCACCATTGAGAAAGCCTCTACATTTTAAGCTATCCACTACACCACCACCTACACCATCCTCATCGCATATCACATTGGATAGTTTGATGCTGTGCCTGTCGCATAGTTGGCGAATGGTGCTGACTACGGTTGTGATAGGTTGCTTGCGCAGCTCGTGTATCTCAATCAGGTGCATGCCATGCCATACGCATATCACGCTTCTATCTTTTCCAAGGCGTGCGATATCCGCACTGATATACTTTTCACCTTTGCTTTCTTCATCACGAAAGCAACGCCCCAGGTCATCGTATTGATACAGATTGTCAACGCTCTCATCGTATTCCCAGTCACCATGCAATAGCCTTCGCCTGTCAATCTCCGGCAAACGTTCTAGCGTTTCAATGTAGCTTTCGGGCAGGTGTGGGTTATCGGTCGGCAGCGATGGAATGAATGCAAGATGTGCGGGCAGGTTGTCCATCTTATGTGGCGCATAGAACTCATTGTAAAGCCATCCTTTGGACGGATTGCATGTGAGTAGCATCTTCGGTGGCAAATCAAATTCGCGCAGCTTAAAACGAATGCGGGACTGGAGTATATCTATCGCCCGCTTTGATACCTGTGCGGCTTCATCCACATACGCATCAGTCAACTCAAGACCTCCTAGTGAATGAAATTCAGGGTCTGATGGATACGCAAACAAGTCTTTCAGAATTATCTCGCTGCCATTTGCAAAGGTTATAACATGCGTTTGATTATTGATCGTGTAGTGTTCATTCGGCGCAAGGCCTAACATATGCGCTACTTCAAAGAATGTCTTTAGCGTGGTCTTTTTTAACGTGTCAAGTTTGCTACGGCCTATCAGTCCTCGTGTGCCGGGATACTTGAACCGTCGGCTTATCTGCCATGCACAGCCAATAAAAGATTTTGAACCACCTGCTGCCCCACCGAAAAGCACCACACGTGCTGGGTGTGAATTTCCCAATACGCGCAGTGCTTCATTTTGTTTCGGTAGATACTCAATCATAATCTTTTGTAGCCAGGACAGGACTCGAACCTGCATATACTTCAGATACTATCTGCTGGATTGTATTAATATGGCAAAGTATATTCGTATCCAGTTACATACCATATTAGCGTCTACCATTCCGCCACCTGACTAATCTTTTTTAAAACGGCAAATCGCCTGTGCCTTGTGAATCATCATCGTGTTGGCGTTTCTCCATTGGCTCGGACATCTTGCCGCTAAAAAACTTGCCACTCTTGCCTTCCTTTACCCACGCAGCCAGGCGCATCTTCTTGCCACCTACCATGATTTCACCAGTGTATTGTGGACCGTTGTTGGCTACGTTGTTGTTCTTGAATAGGGTGAACTGACCCTCTTGCATTTGATAGTTACTCATTGATTTAATTATTGATTATGTTTATATCATCCATCATAAAAGCGATCGTGATGTGACCGCGCGTGTTGCTTATTTCTGCTATTGTGAATGGCTCTTCGTCAATGCTGTGACCGTTAATAAACCCGATAAACACTTCCGTATCATCCGGGTATTGAGCTAGCACATCGCAAAGTTCACCGATAGTCATAGCCTGTATTCATTTTTGTCCGTAAGCAAATGTAACTCCTCAAAGATAAGACGCATTGCAACATTATCAGTCATCGATGGTCGCATACTTCGCTTAGCTGTCAACACAAATAATTTGCGAAGCAGTTCAATCTCGCGGTGCTTATCGTAGTCCTTCATCAGTATTCATTTTGGTTTTCAATCAGCTCGCGGTAGCGTTCGTATCTATATTCTGTAAACTGAAAAGGTTTATTTTTGTAAAGTCGGAATCGCTGGTCATTAATCCACTGTGGCAGTTCATCATACTCGCGCATCAACGTCACTTCAAGTTCGCTAGGCTTGCCGCGTATGATTTCCTGCACAGGCTCCTGCATCTTGCGCTCTTCAATCTTTTGCACTACGTCGTTAAGTGCTTCATTCATTTGTGGGTGTGCAAAGACATCATAGATGTTGTTGTTATTTTGCTGTTCCTGCTTCATGCGATCAGTGATAAATTGACGCTTGGGCATATACTTTACAATCCATTCAAAAAATACCTGCCCATCAATACGATTATACACGGGTCCAAATTGACCCTTCATGGCCATGCGAAAACACATACGCAGTTCTTCAATGCGAAGGTAGTAGTATTCCTCCATTATTAATTCAGCTGTTAAGGTCAACTGCTGTGCGTTCATTGGTTGCTGAAGGTTGAAGTACTGCTGACATTCATCCATCAAAGCTACTAGCACACCTAGTGCTGTTTGCTCACCTTTGTTTTTTTTCAATTCACTCAGTGCCGGTGATGTCTTCGATGCTAAGATTTTCTGCAAGGTGACTTCTGTACTGTTGGCGGAACTGTTCAAGTTCGCTAGCGCGTTTTTCTCGTTCATTTTGAATTACGAATTTTGGTTTGTTATTTTCAAATTTAGAATTATTGTTCATCCAATTTCGGATGGCGGCTTCCCAGTTTTTCATTTTGTTTTTACCTACCATCCAGCCATTGCTTTCGTAATGGTTGAAGAATGCCTTTGATTCAGTCAGCACTTTGGCATCAGCCCAAACGTTTCCGGCTAAAGCATTTTTACTTTTCATAAACTCAAATATTTCTTCATACGTCGGAGCGCGAAAGCGCAATCTTGAAACATTAGCATTTACATTTTCATTATCATTTACATTAGCATTATCATTTACATTTACATTAGCTTCAACCTTGCTCACATCTTGTTGCGGCTTTGCTTCTTGTTTGCTTATGACTTGCTTCGCTTTTGGTTTGTTTCCGTTTTCAAATCGCTTCTGATTTGCATCAAGTTGCGGCTTGATTAAAGTAAACACGGTTTTAGCCACACCCTTCAACTCAACCTCGTTAAAGTTTAATGCGTATTCAAAGATGGCAGAATATACCACTGCCTGAAGTTCTGCATCCAGTTCTTTGATCGCTTCATAGAATGAGCGATAAAATACAGTTGATTCTCTCATGACTCCATATATTTTTTGATTGTTATTGTGAATTCTTCAAATGACCTGCACACCTTGACGGCATAGCCTTCATTGATGAGCATGGCGTGAACGATTTTTTGATTCTCAGAAAGCTTACCCTTTTCCGTTTTCATCTCAATGAACAGTGCATGGTACTTCATGCATGGCATGCATATCATCAGGTCAGGTATACCCGGCATGGCCCCTTCGGCCTTCAGGATGTTCCAACGTTTGGCCCGTTGCACTGGAGTACCACCGATGTATACGCCATTCGGAAAAGATGCAATGACGGTGCGTGGGAATGAGTATCTAAACCACTCTACGCAGCGTTGCTGGATTTTGCTTTCTTTGTGTTTCATTCGTTTAACATGGATTGCATTGCTAACCAAAAGGAACCTATGTAATCTTCATTTGCCTCGATGCTTACAATGGGCAAATCCTTTTCGAGCTGCATGTATTCCCAGGGGCCTAATGGTGCAACCTCGTAATCACATCCCATCGCAACACTACAGAATTCAATCGTGTGTAGATCCACAGGAATATCGAACTTGACTATATACCGCTTTGAGTAATTGAGTGTGCATAGGTAGTACATGCGGTTGAGGTTGACAATCTTTCTGCGCACTGGTGCATGGTAGCGTTTAGTCTGCATAATCTTTTCGTTTAAGATTTCGGCCTCGACTTCACTCTGCCCTTCCATAAATTCAAGTGTCTCAATCATCCTTTTCCATTTTAGTTCGTGCTGCTTTGGCCCAAAGATTAACCGGGCAAATCGCAGTAGCTTTTTGGGATTGATGTTAAGGTGTGCAGCCATTACATTGAACGGTATCGTACCAAAGTACTTTTGAATGTAGATGACATCGCTACGGCTAGGCAGCGCGCGGTTACTTGGCATATCTTTTTCTTTTTGTGCGCGTGACTTTGCGCACTGGTAAATTTAAGTTATTCATCGCCTTCATGTTTGATTGTTATTGTGGTTATTAATTCGGTTACGTCAACAGATAGCACTTTTGCTAGATTCACAAGCTGCCGCACGTTTAGTGCATTGGCATCTTTCATGTAGTAAAATAGTGCTCGCCGACTAATGGGGGTGGATGTGACTTGCATCGCACGTAGGAGGGCAGCTTTACTGCCCACCTTATGCGTGATAAGTTTATCCAAGTTGCTTTTCTTCATGTGGTCTAAGTGCTGGATTAACGTTATAGAATAGTTCACGGTGCGCTACGCTGAAATGGTGCATGAATACTTCGGCGCTGATAATGCTCACATCCCAGTGCTGACTAGCACGGTCGATAATATTTTGCACCTCGTTTGGTCTATCGATGTCATCGTGCGATTCGGTTACTATGGCGTAGTCACCATAGTTGCATTCAACGGCAATCTGTTTGCCTGATTGGTCAATCATGACGTAAGATGTCATCTTTGAGTTCATGTGCTTAGTGAAAAAAATAGGTAGATTCATTGTATTGTGTATTTATTGATTTACGATTGAAAGTTTAGCGCGTTAAGCAGTCGCGCCCCTGCTAGTGATTAGTACTCCAACCATGCTTTATATTGAGACATGTCATCGTACTCAGCGCAATCCCAACAGCTCTGTTGGATATCCTCGTAACGCTCACAAATGATTTCGATAATTTCCTCTGTGTACCAAATGTATTCATCCAAAGACATTGGGTCATCATCAGGACAATCGGCGTTCATTTTGTGGATATACTCATGCCCAACTGATTCAACAAGGTCAGCATAATTGTACTGATAATCGCAGTGAATACATCCGTGTTCAGTGCCTGTGTAATTTTTAGAATGGTACTTCATTGTTTTGTATTAATTTTGTTATTGATAGGGCGAAGATAGTGCAAATAATTGCACACACAAGAAAAAAAATGTTAAAATTTTGGGAGACTGCGTAACTTACGAAATATCAAAGCATTACAACGGGTGGCTAGATAAGGCTACACGCCTCACTCGCGATCAAAACAAAGGCAGCGACCTGTTGCATGAGGTGCTCGCCAGGCTAATGGATAGGCCGGCACAAGATGTGACCGATATAGTTTGCGGTGGTAAGGTGGCGCAATATGTCAATAGGGCTTTATGGTTATCATGGCACAGCAATAGAAGCGATTACGCTATTACTTATAAGAAATACTATGATGTGCACATCGACAAAGACTTCACAGATAATAAAACAGATGAGACTTGGATAGGTGCATTTATAGACGGGGAATATTTGTACAATGCAATCAGTCGGCTAAATGAGTTTGACGCAATATTGCTGCGCTTATACGCCAAACCTGACTTTGACTACAAAGAACTAAGCAAAGAGACGGGCATACCCTATGCCTACCTGCGCACATCCATTCACAGAGCAATTAAACGAATCAGAGAATATGTTCAATTTCAACGTGCATCCAGCACAACAACAGGAGAGGCTTAACATCTGCAAGAAATGCAAATGGTACAATGATGGGTGGTGTGGTACGCCGCTAATCGGTGGCACAGTTGAGCCCGAAGAAAATAACGTAACCTACTACAAAGAAAAGATTAAGCTATGTGGCTGCAACTTGCAAGCTAAAACATGGTTTAGATTCACATCCTGCCCGGCACATAAGTGGCATGCACTTAACTGGACAAGTCGTGAGATTGCACAGCTAGATCAATACATTGATAAGGTCAAAGATGCAACTAAGATGGAGCAATCAGATGTCAGTGAATTGTATGCGTGGTATTCCAAGATAACAGGTAAGCCACAACAGCCATCACAATGCGCATCGTGCATCAAAGATTTGATTAAAGAGTTCAGACGTCAACTAGGTAAAATATAAAACCAATAATATGCCATTACCCACACCCACACCTGATGAATCAAAGAGCGCATTTATAGCACGCTGCATGAGCGATGCAAAGACAAAGGAAGAGTTCCCCGATACGCAGCAACGAATAGCGGTCTGCATCGTCCAATACGATAAGAAGTAATTTGTTTTTATCAAATCATAACAAAATGTTTGAGAAAGGAAAGTCAGGAAATCCAAACGGCAGGCCCGTTGGTACAGTAAGTGAAAAGGTTAAGATGTGGAATGAACTCGGCGAGTGGTTTGTTCAGGAAGGTGCGCAAAAATGCATGCGCATTATGAATGATATGGAGGATGAAGAATACATCAAACACTACACTGCGCTGCTCGAATACTTCAAACCAAAACAGGCACGTGTAACTCATGCCGGGGATGAAAAAGCCCCTGTGATTATACAGGTGCATTCAGACTTGTAACAAAAAGGAATCAAAAACTACAATAAACGAAGCATGAAAGTAAAGTTTAGCATAGCAGCTAACGCGCAAGGTGTAACCCTTGGGCAATACATCGACTATCAGAATGCGATGGATGAGGTGGAGCGCGTGCATATCATCACAGGCAAAAGCAGTGAAAGCATTAAGCTATTCCAGCTGCATGTGCTCAATGAAGTAATTACAAAGTTTGAAGCTGCATTAACCCTAGGCAGTGAAGGCTTTAGACGTAAGGTGCGCATTGGTGCAACTGAACTTGGCTTTGTGCCGGATTTAACTGAGTTGACCTTTGGTGAATACGTAGATATAGACAGCCAGTGCACTGCATTGTACAAAGATGGAAAGCTAAACGGTGAGGCCGCACTAAAAATGATGTGCATACTATACCGACCGATTATTGCAAAGTTCGGTGAGAAATACGATGTTGAGAAATACGATAGCATCAAAGTCAAAAAGTACATTGACACTGTGCGCATGCTAACACTGAATGACGTGCACAATGTGCTGCTTTTTTTTTCGAGTTTAGAAATAGAACTATACAACAGTTCCCTCGAATATTTAGCAAAGGAGATAACAGAGATAGTGACGGAAGCGACGAAGCAGTAACACCAGATGGCCTTGCGGTATATGGTTGGTTCCATATTATCGAGGTGCTATCGGAAAGAGATATTACAAAGTTTGACATGGTAACAGAGCGCAGAGTGTATGAGGTGTTCACGCATCTTACATACCTAGCCGATTATGTTTACACGCAGAAAGTTGAAATGAAAAAAATGCAAAGGAGATGAGTAGCTATAATTACAGTTACAACGTTTTAATCAATCGCTTTGAAGCATTTGCCGCAGGGCATTTGCTTATCAAACGCTTTACACATGGTCAGATTGATTTGAGCGATACGCTGCAAGATGATGAGTATCCATTCATGCACGTTACGCCCGATACGATTGAGCCAACCAAAGGTGCAATGCAGTTCGGCTTTCACATCATGTTTGCGGACATACCACGTGACAAAGAATACAAGGCAGAATATCAGCGCGAAGTCATTAGCGATTGCGTTCGTCTCGGGCAGGACTTAATTGCAGAAATCCAAAACGGTCTTGAACTGTTTGGCTTCAACGTGCAACTTGTGAATGATGTGGTATTCGAGCCATTCATGGAAGAGCAAAAGAACACGGTCACAGGTGTAGCATTTACGGTGAAGCTTGAAGTGCCTTGGGACTGGAGTGCATGTGATATCCCGGCTATTTGGGCAGTTGGCGGTACGTCAACAGGTGGTAGTGGTAGTGGCCTTGGATTATTGCTGCAAACAAATAGCGTGGATAACGTAGTGCAAAGCAAACTCAACTTAGTTGAAGGCACTAACGTAACACTAACAGATAACGGTGATGGAAGCGTGACCATCGATGCAACTGGAGGCGGCCCGGGTAGTTCTTTCTACGCAGCCATAGAGTTCAATGCTAATCACACCACAGCGCAGGGTAATCAATATGTCATCGGAGATACGGTGTGGTATGGTGGCAATGTGTATCGCTGCATTGCAAATAATGACGCTATTCTACCAACGAATGCGTCTTATTGGACTTCACTAGGTTCGGGTTTCCGCATCCGTCAAAACATCATCGATTGGAATGCGACTAGTGGAGATTATCAGATAATCAACAAGCCAACACTTGCCGCGGTTGCAACGTCAGGCGATTATAATGATCTAATCAACCTGCCAACGATTCCCAATCAATTAGACGACTTAATGGATGTAGATGCACCAGCACCAACAAACGGGCAGGTGCTTACCTACAACACGAGTACTCAGCTTTGGGAGGCATCTACACCTGCTGCTGGTTCGGTTACATCGGTTGGCCTTACCATGCCAGCACCTACAAATGCTGCGTTTAGTGTAGCAGGCAGTCCTGTAACAACATCCGGCACACTTGCTGTTTCTGCAAATGGGACAGTAGAACAATACATTGATGGTACGGGCGCACTTCGCACACTGCCTTCAACAGGTGGTGGAGGTGGACAGGTGTTGTATTTCAATGGTAACGTGTCGCAAGGCACAATTGGTGGTAATAATTATTACGAGTTAGGCACGGCAGCAAACACAGGCCCAGCTGCTAACTTCACACGTGCAACCACAGGAGTAATTGCTCGATTTATCACAGATGTAAATGAGCCTAATCACGTCCTTATCCCTTCGGGTGTTTGGACTATTGACGTTTACTTGAGTGAAACAGGTGGCGGTTCAAACCACGCTCAAATACTTGCTAAGCTTTACACATACAACGGCAGCACATTCACGTTAGTAGCCACTTCCACAATGGAAGAAATAACCAACGGCAACGTGCCTGATTTGTATTCGTTCAGCATCTCAGTGCCTAACACTGTCACGGCTGCAACCGACCGCATACACATTGAATTCGATATTCAAAACACGAACGGTAAAACCGTAACGCTATACACTGAGGATGCTCGCATAGGTGAAGTGCATACCACATACGCAATCGGACTTTCTTCGCTCAATGGCTTAACAGCAAGCACGCAAAACTTTGCCACCGGGACAGCAGGAACTGACTTTGCAATTAGTAGTGCAGGAAGTACGCACACATTCAACCTGCCCACTGCATCAGCTGCAAATCGTGGTGCGTTGAGCAGTGCTGATTGGTCAACATTCAACGGAAAGCAAAATAGCATCGGACTAACTACCGTAGGTAATAACCTTGCTACGCTGCCCGACCCAAGTGCGGTTCGTTACTTGCGCATCAATGCAGATAATACTGTGAGTGCATTGTCTCTTGCTTCGTTCAAAAGTGATTTAGGCTTAGGCACTGCAGTTGTTGGAACAAATCAAACTAATGTCGGAACTTCATTTGAAGATGTTACTGCGTTATCATTTGCGGTCACAGCGAATAAAACTTACAAGTGGCGTGCTACAATTAGCTATGCAGTAACTACGGGAGTTAGTATGTTTAGCACAAATGGCCCAGCTACATCAATAAATAATGCACGATTCACAATAGCAACTACTGCAACTGCAAATACAATAAGTAATCAAGTAGCTTACGATGCTGGAGCTAACGTAGCATTCTCAGGTAATGGTCTAGCCACTGCCGATGGAATCTTTAGAGTAACAGCTAATGGTACTTGGACGATAAGATTTAGAAATAGTATAGCAGCATCATTGACAGTTAGGGCAGGTTCAATCTTAGAATATGAGGAGGTATTGTAATGGCTAATCCTTTTGAAGATGTATTGAATGAGTATGCTGCGAAAGTGGTAGAGCGTGCGCAAAGTAACTTGCGCATCAAACGCCGCGTGCGTGGCAAGGTGGTTAATCGTGTTGCATCGGGCACACTTGAAAAATCACTCACGTATAAATTACGTTTTCGCTATCGTAAACCGACCCTAGACTTTACGGTGAGTAATTCGGAAGCGGGACAGTATGCAGATGTGATTGAATGGGGTAGAAGGGCAGGTGCAAAAATGCCACCACCGAAGGCAATAGAGAACTGGATAAAGATTAAACGGTTAAAGCTACGCAATAGACAGGGCGAGTTCATCAAATCAACAGAAAGCAATATCAAAAGTGCTGCATTTGCAATGGCAAAGAGCATAGGTGAAAATGGAATAGTAGGCATTGGCTATTACAAGGAGGCGATAGAAGATACTTGGGATGAATACAAGGATGTACTTATGGAAGCATTTGTAAAAGGATTTGAGACAAGAAAACTATTAAATAAAAGGTAATGGCTATAACAATAGATGACCAGCCGTATTCGTGGAGCGCACGTGGGCAAAAGCTTATGATTATTGCCTCAAGTACTGAGACAGCAAACGATGGCTTTCAGTATGGCGTGACTGTGAATAATGTTACAACAGGTCAAGTATTCAACTTCTATATTTCACCTGCTGCCGACGGTAATTTATATTTTGATTTGCAGTCATTGATTCAACTGCGCAATCTTGAACAGCAAGCACTGCACAATCACACGGGCAGCGTAATTAATGAAACTGTTTGCCGTAACCTTATACAATTCTCAATTGCTGAATGGTGGATAATTGGCGGCATCTTAACTGAGGCTGAAGGCAGCAGTGTAGACGGTGAGGATATTTTAGTAGTTAATCAATACTACCAAATGCAGGACGGTTACAAACCGAATCCGCAGACAGGTGCGCAGAATGTGAAGTTTAGTATTACCAACAGCACATCACTTGCCATGACTGACCGTGTGCCGGATACTCAATATCCAAAATGGTTTAGCACTTGGAACATTCCTGCAGGTCACATCAGTATCCCAGTGCGAAAGGCTGACTACGGATTGATATACTTCCCCGGCAATGACACTTATTTGACCAATAACACAATTGCGAGTATCAATATTTATATAGTACCAAGTGTAGGTATTGGTTTGGGTCAAACGGTAACACTAAATGAAGTTGTAAGTGCTGTGCCATGCTTCCCTGCTAATCTCATAGCGTGGGCAGGCTTTACACCTAACACAGTATTAGCCGCAGATGATTGGCGATACATTCGAATCATCATGAATAACGGTGCTGGGGTTGAAGTCGGCGAGCGTTACTACTTGTGGAATGAAGATTACTATGGTAACTGTGAATGTAATTGGCCAAATGTTCGCCTAGCGTGGGTAGGTGCGCGTGGTGGTTATGAATATTGGAACTTCAAAAAGAAGTCAGAGTACACCAATGAAATAGATCGCAAGAATTACCGCCGCAATCTATTCAACAGTTCACCGACAATCTTCAGCACATACGACCGTGGATTGTACCAACGCCAAAACATAGTGCAACGTGTGCTGACTGTGACAAGTGACTTTTTAACGCAGCAAGAGTTTGTTTACTTGCGCGGCTTACTTGTAAGTAACCAAGTGCATCTAGTGAATGATAACGGCTCGCACTATGCAGTGAACATCGATGACACATCGTACACGGAAAAAACTTCCTACGAAGGCAAGTTATATAACCTAACTTTGAAAGTAAGAATAGCTAACGAATACTGGACATAACATGAACGGAGAGGTAAGTTTAATAGTTATAGTAGGAGGAGACGGTGTTGCACCGGGGCCAACTATTTTAGAAACAGGTGGTGGATATGTTGACCTTTTTAGTACACCTCAAACAGTTAATGTGTCAGGTGATGAAACTGATTGGCAAGGTGGCTATGTTGAAGTTATCTCTACCTTGAATGGTAGCTATGGATTATTCTATTGCAGTGCTGCCGTGTATGATGGAAGTGTGTGGACGGTGCTAACCTTAGACGGTTATCCATTCCTTGAAATGGAAAGTATAACCTTTAACTTTTACGGTTCAGTACCTGCGTCTACTGAATATTACCTCGACCTTTTCGAGAACGAAAGTATCTCGCAGAATTGGCGTTATACTGACCTCAACAACTTCACGTCCTTAGGCGCATTTAGTCGTGAGTTCAGAGTGCCTTACAGCGATCGCAATCAACTTGCACTGGGTGCATTATTTGATGTGAACTATGATGGTGGATTAAACAACTTTTTCCACTACAAACTACCCGCTGAAATTCGGGTAGATACGCTGCCCATTGCAAAAGGTTACATCCGCGTGCGCAAAGTGTATCAACAGATGGGCAAGATTAATGAGATAGAGTTAGCCTTCTACGCTGAGACACCTGATTTATTCAAGGCTATCGGTGAAAAGAAACTGAAGGATATTGAAGACCTGCCTAACCTAAATGAGACTGTAATATATGACAACGTAACAATTACAACATCGGCTCGCATTTGGACATTAGTAGATAGAGGGCAGCTATGGAGTGAGCAAGGTCAAGCCGGAACTCGTAGAATCAGTAACAGTGCAACACCACTTTATGCTGTGGATTTAACTCCAGCACTTAGGTGGGATTATTTGCTTGAGCAAATCATAGCAGATGCGGGTTTTGAACTTGAGGCTGCATCATTGCTTAATATCCTAGCGGGTTATCACATGCCATGGATAAATAAAAGCTATTTAGATACTGATGACCTAGGGCCGCAATATGCTTTCCGTGCATATAATGCAAGCACTATTACAATGCCATTTGCTCCAAGTGGCTCTATTAGTCCTTATCAATATTATGCACCTGTATCGGAAGCGTTTGACAATAATAATGACTATGACCCTACAACGGGAGTATATACTGCGCCGGGAGGTGGGTTATATACATTCCACTTCACTTTAGCATTACAAAGTTTGAATTACGCGGGCGTTGGTAATTTCACTATTTTTAAAATATATTATAGGGTCAATGGTGGCACGCCAATTTTTATTGAAGATTTTGGCTATTCAGCTAATTTAACTGTTGACTTTTTATACGGAATGAATCTAGAAGCGGGAGATACAGTTGAATTTGCATTTAGATATGAAATTGTAAATGCTGGAGGTGCCGGAAGTGGAATAGCTGATGTGTATATATTAGCAGGTAGTGGTGACTTAGGTTCATCACTCATAGAATTGGTTGGTACAAGATTTAATTATGGATCTACAATAGCCTACAATCTCAATGCACCCGATATGCGTCAAGCGGATTTTGTCAATGACGTTATCAAGATGCACAATTGCGTTATTGTACCTGATAGAATTAATCCAAATAAGATTAGCATTGTGCCATACAATAGCTATATAGGTAGTGGCGATGTATTAGATTGGAATCAGAAGTTAGATATCGGTAAAGACATTACCATTTATTCAACTACTGAACTGCAAAAAGCCAAAACATTATTTAGCTATACAGCAGGAGAGGATTATTTAGGAAAGCTTTACAAAGATAACGGGCGTGTATATGGCGAATATAAAGCAGAGGGATATAGTGTTAATCCTGATGTACCGATTAGCACGTTTGTGCAAGGTGATAATACTGTGCAATTAGTCACACGCAGCACTCCAGCGGGTAATATTCCCGGCACACTAATACCAATTCCGCAATTCCTAAATAATAATAACGAATTTGTAGTGCCTGGGCCTCGTGCCTTATTTGCTGCTAATGCATATCAAATACAATTATTTGATGATAGTATAGGAGTTCAAGCACCTGTTGCATTTGGAGTTACTGTGCTTAATAATTATAGTTCGGTAACTGCTACTATTACTGACTATGATTTGAACTTTGCACCTGAAACGCCACCGTTCATTATCAATGCAAATCCATACTTCAATCTATTCAACACCTATTGGCGTAACGCATTCAATGAACTTTATTCGCCTAATGCGCGAATTATGGAGGCATCATTTGCACTTGACCTTAGCGATATTCTCACCTTTAAGTTTAGTGATATTATACATGTTCAGAATGCACAGTGGCGTATCCTTGAGATAACAGATTACAAGGTGGGCATGTTTGAATCTACCAAAGTGAAATTGATTAAGTACATCGATAGTGAAGCGGACTGTGCAAGCACACCTGATACAATCAACATTAATGGCACAGTTAATTTTATTGACGGCAATGGCGACCCAGTAGCAGCAACACAAAGCTGTTGTGTGCGATATGGCTACACATGGAGTGAGAGTGCAGGTGAGTGTTATTCATTCAATAACCAAGGTAGTTTACCGACCAACGGCATTACAGGCACAAATACTAACCCAATCTCCCGCAATGTAATAGCGCAAACGGTAGATGGTAATTCACGTTCGGTACAACAAGGTGTTGAATTATCCATAGTTGACGGTAATAATAATATGATTGCAGTAGGTGATACTTTGAAGCTAACCGAATCCGTAAACGGTAACAGCATGTTTGGCAAAAATGTGCTCACCTCACAGAGTGGTTTTCACCTTGGCGGTGGATGGAAGCTTGACGATCGCGGTCAAAATGAAGGAGGCACGCAGTACGGTATAATCATGTTAGGCAGCAAAGATGCACTGGCCATAAGTGGAGATATTATTCAACCGACTATTGATAATACGGGTGTTCACTTGAGCATGCCCGATGACAGTTTTTGGTCGGTGCTACTTCATATCAATGTTACAGATATTGCAACTCAGACAACTTACAACGGCTTGCACATGGTCACGCTTCAAAAGGTGGGAAGCATAGCCGCTGCAACAGGTGCTATATTAATCAGTGAGGATAACGGTTTTGGTACGGTGAACTTTGCAATCAATATTGATACGGCAACGAATACAGCCGAACATCGACTTGAGATTATTACCACCGGCACAGGATATCCATACACATTCTTTACAACAGTAACATTACAATACACAGCAGTACGATGAGCGGACAATCAATTAAGAACAGCATGCGATTGATACAACTAGGAATCGCACCAAGCAAGGTACACAACTATGCGCTGCGCAAATGGCAGCGTGGACTATGGAAAGTAACACTATACACATGGCGAAGCATATTAGTTTTTGGAATCATGTACTTAATCTATAATCTATTCAGCTAATGGCAGAGCCTATTGTTAGAACTTTTGTAATTGACACATCGCAAGCAGAGCAAAATCTTAGAAGTCTTGACGCGAGTACTATTGCTACACAAAGTTCACTTGATGCGTTATATAACCAATTACTTAAACTGGATGAACAGCTAAATGGACTTGAGCCAAATAGCAAAGCTTTTGCGGATGTAAACGCGCAAATCCAAGAATTAGAAAGTACAATTACCAATATTGAAAGTGGCAATATTTCCAACATTGGAACTGCAATAGAATCTATTGACGCCAGTAAGATTGAAAAGGTAGGTGATGCAATTCAAAATATTGATACAGGTAATGCTGCACGTAACATTGAAAATGTAGGCGATGCGGTGCAAGACGTAGTTACACCGGTTAATCAATTAGCAAATGCAACTGAGAATCTCAACACGGAATTAAAAGATACAAAGGTTGATACTAGCAATCTTGATACAGCCGCAACTGAGTATAAAGATTTAGCTGTAACACAAGAAGAAGTTGTAACATCATCCAAATCACTCAAAGCACAGCTGCGTGAATTACAGGCACAGCTTGCGGCTACTGACCCTGATAGTGCAAAGTACCGTGAACTTGCAGCAGCGGCGGGTGAATTGAAAGATAAGATTCAAGATGCAGCACAAGCAGTAGGAACACAGGCAGGTGGTGCATTCGAGCGCGTTGGCGGTTCACTCGGACTTGTGACCTCACGTATTGCCAACCTTGATTTTGAAGGTGCGGCTGAAGGGGCTAAACAGTTAGCTGTAAATATTAGTCAAGTCAAGCCGGGTGATATTGCCAAAGGTATATCCAGCATCGGCAGTGCATTTGCATCGGTAGGTAAGGCACTATTGACTAATCCTATTTTTTTAATTGGTGCTGCCATTGCCGCTGCAATTGTTTATGCTGATGAGTTGCTGTCACTTATTGACGGTGTTACGGATGCTGAGCAGCAAGCACTCGAAGTGCAAAAAGAGCGTGCGACCTTAGCCAAGGAGCAATACGACCGTATCTCAGCCACCGAAGAAACCTTGAAGCGTCAAGGAATGACTGAGAAAGAAATCACAGCACTCAAAATTTCTCAGTTAAACACTGCCATTGCACAACAGCAGGCAGTGATTGAAACAACACGTATTCAGGCAGAAGGTCAAATCAAAGCAGCGGAACGCAATGCCGAATACCTCCGTACATTCCTTGACTTTGTTACATATCCTCAAAAGAAAATTGCTGAGTTCTTTGACAATTTTGTCAATGGTGCTATTGGCGTATTGAATAAACTTGGACTGGGATTAGAAACCATTGATACCTCCAAAATATTTGATAACGTCAATGAATTTATCACTAAAAAAATTTTTGATCCCGAGGCCGAGCGTAAGAATCAGGAGCAAATAATTAAGGACGCAGAAAAGTCATTAGAGACTTTAACTAATACACGTGATGGTATTCTCAATGCTCAAGAGGCTAAGGAAAAGGCAGCGGCACAGAAAGCAGCGGATGATAAAGCAAAGGCCGCAAAGGATGCGGCAGATGCACAGTTGAAGGCTGAGCAAGAAGTAAGTGATTTATTAAATCAGTTATATCAGGAAAATTTAAAAGAATTTGAAGATGGTGAAAAAGCAAAAACTGAAGCTGCATTAAAAGAGGCTCAAAAAAGATTGGATGCAGCAAATGCGTATTATACTGAACTCGCACAATTACAAGATGCTGAATATGTAGCTGGATTAACCAATCAAGAAAAGGAAGAACTAGCTATTAGTCAGAAATATGAAAAGTTAATTGCACTTGCCGAAGCAGCCGGATTAGATACAACTGAAATTACAAAGAAATGGCAAGATGAATTAGCTGCAGTTACAGCTTCAGCAACGGCAACAGAAGTAGCAACGACAGCTGATAGTGAGGCAAAGAAAACAGAAATACGTCAAGAAGGTTTTAAGAAAGGACTGGAACTTGCGCAAAATGCAATAGCAATAATTCAAGCATTCAGTGATGCATCAACAAAGAATAGTGAACGTGATGCAAGAAAGAAATTTAAAACAGATAAGGCGTTAGCCATTGGTGCTGCAACTGTGCAAACGGCATCCGCGGTTACAGGTGCATTAACAGCGGGCGGTAACCCAATCAAACTTGCCACAGGTGCTCAGTTCGTTGAAGCTGCTCTTGCTGGTGCATTAGGTTTGGCGCAAATTATTAAAATTAAGAACTCGCAGTTTGGAAGCACGAGCGGAAGTGATAGTAGCACAAATACCAATGTGCCTTCCACGGGTGGAGGAGGTGCAGAGACACAACCAGCACAGTTCAACCCGCTCGCTGCGCAGTTCATACAGAACCAACCTGAGCAAATAACACCACGTGCATTTGTGCTTGCGGGAGATGTTGCTTCACAGCAGGAAGTGCGCGAAAAGGTTGAGGACTTGGCAAGACTTGGATAATCATTAAAATCGTAACTTTGTAAAATGGAAAAAAGAAAAGTAGTTAAATGTGTAATCGACGAAGAAGGTCGATTGGGTATCACAGCAATGGGCCTTGTTGACATGCCTGCAATAGAAGAGAATTGGATAGCACTAAGCAAAATGCAGCTATCGAAAGTGGATGAAGAACGTCGCATGCTATACGGTCCCGCACTCATCCCAGATAAGGAGATACTTCGCTATGATGACAAAGGCGAACCGTACTACG